GGTTTAGGTGTATCTGAAGGTGCATTTATTTTTGATTGAGATGTAGGAAACTGGTCTACATTTTCTTGTCTAAAACTTTTGAACTGAGCTCTATCTTCTGGAAATCCAATCGCCATAATCCAGTTAAAAAGTTCTTGATAATTCTGTAATTTTTCATCTACTAAAAAAGTTATTTCAAGATTTTCAAATGTTACCTTATCTGGTAAAACTGGAATATCTTTGAAAGGTGTAGGAAATATTGCATCACCCATATTAACGCCTGGTATATTACACGCAGTAGTAAAGAATTGTACTTTAGGTAATTGTATAATAGAGAACCTATACTGACTCGGTGCAGAATAGTCTATCTCTTCTGGTTGTCGTGTGAGTGCGTTTAAATCTGTCATACTATTATTTATAATCAAAAAAAAAGGGGAGCGAACTCCCCTTTTTTGTGGTGTGGTAGATTGTAGTTATTACATTAAGTTAGAAACTTTAACTCTTCTGTAATATTGGTTAGTTTCTTTAGTAAATGCAGTATTTGAAGAACCAGCATCGTTGTTATCAGCTAACGCACCAGCGTCAACTGCGAATGGGTTATCAATCATACCGTATCTAGTTTTAAAACCGATTTTTGGTTGGAAAGTTTGCTCACCAACTGCTCTCACCATTTGTAGTGGAACATATGGGCAATAGAAAGTACCAGCATCATAAGGTGAAGTACCTTTATATCCAACAACATAGTATTGACTTGCAGCTACATTTGCAGCGTATGGGTCAACATATACTCTGTAACGACCATTCAATACACCAGCAAAAGTGTTTTGAGTGTCATCAACTTGTAGGTTGTTGTTTAATGCAGATTGGTAATCTAGAATTCCAGCCATTTGTAAAGCAGAAGCAACATCAGCACTTACTAGTAAGATGTTACCTTTTCCTCTACGAGTTTTTTGACCGATTGCATTTGCATCTCTTTCAATTTGGAACATTAGACCTTTGAATTTTTCAACAGACCATCTACCGTTAGAGTCTGTATCTAAGTCAAAAGTACCAGCAGTAGTTGTATTTACAGCAGCACCTTCTACGGCAGTTCTGTAAATTCTTCTTACTACTTCCCTATTGATTTCTGCAAGAATTTCAGCAGAAAGGATGTTTGCAAGTTCTGTTTCTGCATCAAGACCGTGAATTGCTTTTAAGTCTTGTGCAAGTTCCATTGTGTACTCAGCTTTAAGTGCTCTAGACTTTGCAGTAACAGTTGATTTCTCAATAGAGAAAGCCATTTGTGCAAAGTGGTTTTGAGAACTATCACCTAATGCTTCTGCCTGTGCAGCAGTCATACCTTGTGCGAAAGTATAAGCGCCTTCTGGAGAGTCATTAAGTACACTTGGGTTAGTACCTTGTTGTGCAGCTGTCAGTGAAGATGATGAGTTATCAGCAGAATGTTCGCCATCTGCTTCATCAACTAGTGCTTCTGCACCAGACTGGTCATCAAATCTTGAACGCATAGCAAAGATTAAACCAGTTGGGCCAGTCATTGGTTGCACACCACAAATGTCATATGCAATTAAGTTTGGCATAGCTCTTCTTACTAATGAAATTAGGATCGGATCCCAATTTGCCATTGGATTAGCACCAGCTGCAGTTGCGTTAGTAGGAACTGATTCTGACAAGAAAGAAGCATCTTCTCTAAGTGCCTTTTCTTGATTTTCTAAAATAACAGTAGTGACGGCTCTTCTATAACTATCATTGATTTTTGGTAAATCTGGATGGTCTAGAACGGGCTGCCACTTCTCTTGTAAATGTGTTGTTTGAAACATCTTAGTTTCTCCTTATATATTTACTATATTTATCATTACGATTTATTTACTGCCCTTTTATGGGTTTTGTTAATTGCAGCCGTATATGCCGCCATTATATCTGAGTTTGCTTCAATAGTCTTAGGACTTTCAGCGTCTTCAGATAATACTTCTTCAACTTTTTTCTCTGAAGGGAAGTATGATTCTTTCAAAGTAGATAGTTTTTCTTTAAAAGATTCTTCATCAGAAAATTCAACATCAGCAGTTAAAGAATGAAATTTTTCTTTTTCTGTTTCTGCTAAATCTTTTGATACTTCAGAAATTAATGATTCACGAACAAGTTCACCAACTTTATTCTTAGCTGATTTATCTTGTTCCATCAAATCGTTCACTTTTGCTTTTAGTTCCTCAATTTCTTTAGTCTGTGCTTCAAGAATGTCATATTTTTCGTTTGGAACATCAATATAGTGGTCTTCAAATAAAGATTTAAGACCAGTAATAAAGTCTTCAGCGATTTCTCCCTTTAGACCTCTTTCAATAGCAAGTTGATTTTCTTTCTTCCACTCTTCAGTAACATAAGTTAGATATGAGTCAATTTTCTCAACCATATCTTCTTTTGCTTCTTCAATAGCTTGTACTTTCTCTTCTTGTAAAGCTCCCTTTACTTCAGAGATTTTAGATGATACTGCAGCTTCAAATATTGTTTCAGCTTTAGCTTTAAACTCATCAGAAAAATCTTCACCTTCTAGTAATGCATCAACATCTTTTTTAACATCAACACTCTCATTTGTCTTCTTCTTATGATTTTTACCATAAATTTCAGAGGCAAGTTGAGTTTTAGTCATACCTTTGGTGTATTGATTAACGAGTTCAGTTTTAGAAAGTTTAGATAATTTTGATACAGCTTCTTCCATATCGTCATCATCCTCATCTTCTTCATCATCTGTTTTCATATCTTTAGGTTCTTCTTCGTCCTCATCATCGTGTTCGGCTTCTTTAATAGTATCTGCCTTTTCTGGAGGAACAGCACCTTTAGTGGGTGCAGAAGTGTCCTTTTTAACTTTTTTTGCGGCGTCTGGTTTTCCAACCATATTCGCATCTTTTTCGGGCGTTGGGCCACCTACATCTTCTGGTTTTTCACCATCTTTCATTTTTGGCATAGGGTCTGCCTTACCACCAGTAGAATTAGGTTTTTTGCCGTTGGCTTCATCTAGTTCCGCTACGACTTCTTTTTCCAACTCCTCAATAGTCTTATCTAGTTCTGACATTGAAGGTTCTCCTTGTTTTAATTATCATTATTATTTATAGTTTTATAACTTTTTAAGAAATTTTGCAAACGCAAGAGCTTCCACATTTGGAAGTTTTTTACGCACAGAACTCTCTATAGTTTCAACTATGTCACTTATTTCAACTTCTTTTAGAAGTCCATTATTCCAAACCCATTCCTTACCTTCCATAATTCCGTTTACGAAAGCTTTAGGTGCAGAGGGGTCTGCAACTATATCAGCAGCAGCTGCCAACATAAAATCTTTTTTCACATAATTTGCACCGTTTTTTTGTTCAAGACTACCCATACCTCTAGAAGAAACACCAAGTGTGCCACCTTCATCTATGATATTTTTTACAATCTTACCCATTGGTGTGTTCATAATTTTTGCTTCACCTATAAAATCATCTCCATCTCTTTGTAAAGAAGTTACCATATGTGAAACTCTATCCAGATTTACCGTTGGGCCTTCTGGGTGTCCAAGTTCACCATATGCACGATTTTTTTCAATGAATTTTTCAGAGTATCTTTTTACTTCATTTTCCAAAACATCTGTTGGATATACTCTACCATTACGGTTCTTTATGTTACCTTGCATAAATACACCTTGAATTTTGTAATTTTTGCTACCTTTATCGTCTTCTTCAGTAAGAAATTTTACATTTTCAAGTGCTTCAGATATTAATTTCATTCATCTTTCCTTATGATAGGTTATTATAACCAGAAACTTTTCTTAACTTTAAAATAACAAAACCGACACAAGCGGCATCGTTTTCCATATGTATATCACCAGATATACCACTTCCAGCATTATTAGTAATTGGTGGTAATTGTTGACTACCAATGTTAAAATTACCATTACTATTTAATGTAAGTGCAGTTGTATTAGATGTTGCGTGAAATTCTATTTCAGTTGTTGAACTTACACTCCAAGTGCAAGAAACAATCGCAAGTCTAGGATTTGTTGAGGCTCCAGCAAGTCCAGATGCATCTACAACTTCAGTTGCAGTTCCGTTTGTTCCAGTAATAAGAACAAGAACTACTGTTTCAAAATCTGTATCTTTTAGATTTCTTACTGTAAAAGCCATATTACTTTCCTATTGTTAACATTTCTCTTTCAAAATAACTCATTAATTCTTTGTTAGTTACTTTGTGTTTCTTAGAAACTAAATTAATATTGTTCTCAAAACTATTTATAAAATCTGAAGAGTTAGAATCCATTTTATTGAATATTTCATCAACTGCCTTCTTCATTTTAGGAGTCAGTTTTCTGTATTCCTTACTTCTTTTATGTTCGTCTTTTTCTACTATTTTAGAATAAAAGCTATCAAACTTCATCTTCCCCTACCTCTGGTATGTGTGATGTTACCATATCTTTTGAAATAGTTTGTCTTTCTTTTTCTAAAGTTTCTCCAACCTTATCAGACATAATATTTTTGAAATCAGATTCTGATTCTAAATTATTTCCGTTAACTATATTATCAACCATTGATTTTATTTTTTCCTGGCTCATTACCATCTCCTTTTTGTTCAAAGTTGTTATCGCCATTTTCTTCGTTATCGTCACCCTCACCCTCTATTTGTTTTTGCATTTCACCTATTTCGTCATCTGTTAAGTGTAATACATTCTTTTTTACCCACTCTTTAGAGAAGTATGTACCAACATAGTTTTCTACTTGTGATAACATTTCTAATCTTTCTTTGAGTAATTCTGCATTTTTTAATTCAGTAAAGTTATTATCTTGTAAGAAATCAAACTGTATATGTTCTGACATCTGTTTCCATTCCTCTTCTGCAATAACACCAGTAAGAATTAATTGTGTTCTAAGTAAATCATTAAAGATTACAGAGAATTTCTTTCTTAACTTACCTACAAATTTAGTAAATTTTAATTCGTCTCTTGTAATCTCAGTTGACCTACCTAACGAAAAGTTTTGTTCTGCTTCTAATCTTGAGATAGGAACATTTAATGAACGATATAACTTTCTTTGAAAGTATGTAATATCATCTATCTCACCAAGATTTGCACCACCAGGCAGTGTAGTAATCTCTGTACCTCTACCACCTTCTCTTCTTGGCAACCAAAAATCTTCTAACATAGACATATGATTTCTATCGTCACGAATTTCACCAGTAGATGCATCATATACTAGTTTGTTGCGATAACGATTCATAACATCTTTTAGATATTGTTCTGCTTTTATTTTAGGTAAATTACCTACATCAATATAAAATATTCTTCTTTCTGGAGCTCTTGATATTCTATAAATTACCACAGAGTCCTCAATCATTCTTAATTGATTTACTGGTTTGATTGCTTTATTAAGATACGATAATACAGTACCTTTATGCATATCAATAAGTCCAGATGGACAATATGCGATTGAATCATATGTTAATTTAACACCAGTAGAAGTATTATTTACTTGATGTCCTTGTTGATTATAAATGTAAAACTCTTTAAACTTTTTTACAACATCAACTTGACCTTTTTTACTAGTCTCTACTTCTCTAACTTTTTTAATTTTTCTAGGGTCAATGTAACGAAGTTGTTGAACACCCTTTCTGGGATTTTTTGCATCAATAACTTTGTGATAGAATAATCTTCCATCAACATACCATCTTCTAAAAATATCGTGTGCTTTATTATTAAAATCTAATAATTGTAGAACTTTTTCAAATTCTTCTTTAATTCTTTTTTTAATTGAAGTAGAAACTTGTAAATTATCTAATGCGATAGATACACACATATCTCTTTCATCAGATGCGATTGCCTCACTTACGATATCTTCTATTGCACTATCACACTCTGGTTGTATTGCAATATCTCTATATCTTCGGATTAAATCATCTTCTGTGCGTGAACGACCATCTGTATCTAGGATTGTGGAATAGAAACCACCACCAGATATATCGTATGTACCATCATCAGTAGCTGGAGGCGTTACTGCCCCCAACTCCTTTTCTTTTCTTTTTATTTCAAAACCAAAAAACTCAGCCATTATCTACAACTCCTTTATATTATTATATTTATGAGTTATAAATTAATGCCCGTGACTCTGAATGTGTCATATCTCCAAATGATATCAAATTGTTCAATAGCATCATTAGTATCATATGCAAGTTCTATTGCACCTAATGATTGAGGAAAACAACCCTCAAGTACATATTGATGAAGAATTGTATCATCTCTATCTAATTGTTGAACAATCATATCTACTCTGTAATCAGCTGGGTTGGTTGCACCAGTATTATTAACTAAGTCATTAATACCGTTCATCCATCTTTCAACTTCTCTACGAACTCCAAAATCTGTATCGTTAAATACAGAAGTAGTCCAAGTTTCAAATGTTCTTTCACCAGCAACATAAAGAGTTCTACCTCTGAATGGAATTGCAATTTCAGCAAGTGTTTGACCAGGCAAAGATGCTGACCTACACAGAAATGCAAACTGTTCAGTATTGATAGCTGCAGTTACTTGTCCGACTGGGGGAGGTAATATTACCCTAAACTGATTGGCACGAGCACCACCACCAGCAAGTCTTGATTTAAAGTCATTAATATTTGCCATCTAATTACCCTCCTATCTCTGTAAACGCAACACCAGTTCTTACAGCGACAAAGTTAAGAGTGATAAAGTTGATAGACCTTGTTGGCTTGACAAAAATGTCAGCAATAAATTCGTTTCTATCAATTACTTCACCAGTGTTATTAGATTCGTCTGAAACTACTTTAAAGTCAGTAATACCTCTTCGTCCTTGAATTTCTCTCAAGAAAGGTTCTACTAAGTTTTTAAACTGAGCTCTTGTGAATTCATCATTGAACTCAAATAGTTGGAACTTAGCTGCAGTAGCGATTGCTTTTTCAAGAATAATGAATAGTCTTCTAACATTAATTCTATCAAACGCACTTGGTTTTGCAAGAGCAGTCTTATCACCAAATAACACAGTACCTTGGCCAGGAAATGAGTTAACTGGATTAATTCTTGCTTTATATAATGTATCTCTTTGGTCTTTATTAGGTTCGTATGCAAGTTTAACTGCACCTCTAATTTGACCTCTAGTAAAACCAGCAGGTGAGAAAAACGCATCTGCAACAGATTCAGTATATGCAGTTACACCAGCGATATCACCATTTAATGGTACATAACGATATACATCGTTAAATCTATCATATTGGTATTTGTATCCACTATCAAAAACTGCAAATGATGTACTTGGAAGTAAATCAAAAAAGTTCTTGACATTTGTAGTTTGTGTATTAGAATCGGCAGCACCTACAACATCAGCTCTTTCTGGAGAAATAAAGACTAATGCATCTTTTCTTTTCTCAACAATAGTGATTAAGTTTGTTGCAAGAGTTGAACTTGCTTTTGCAGCCATAATTAGATTTACATCAACTGCTTCACCGTCATCAAATCTTCCGTATGCAGTAAGTTGTTCACCATCTGTAACAGCATAATCGTCTGTTCCATTTGCAAGTGTAGACCTATCTACATTTTCTACACCAGTTGTAAATTTATTAAAAGCACTTGAACCTTGTACTGATAAATCAGATGAAAGAGGTTGACCCCAGTCACCAGATGCATCAATAGCTGCAGTTGGGTGGTCTCCCCAATAAACAAATTTAGAATCCCTATAAACTACATCTGGATAATAATTTGAATTACCTTGAGGTGTAGTTGCTTCTGGGTGTTTTGATACAAAAGCAAATGTTTCTAGTATAGAGTTTAATCTCTCACCAGCAACATCGTTATCAAAACCAGTTTGTCTTCCAGATGAATCATATACAACTATGTGTATTTCATCATCAAGAACACCTCTTGCAGTTGCAAATTCAGATGTGCCTGGAGCAGTATCAAATAAATCTGCAAATCTCCAGTATCTTTTTATATAAGAATCGTCTGCTAAATCTGCAATTAATCCACTTGCAGCAGGGTCATCTAACTGTCTGATTGTAATTGTTTCACCAGATGTATCTACTGCTGTAATTTCGTATTTTTGTGCTTCGTGTCCTACAGCGAAAACTGTACCACCAGCGTTTGAATAAAATTCTATAACTTCACCTACTGCAAAATCAGTAGCATCAATAGCATCCATTGTAATTGTTGTATCACCAGCACTTGCACTGGCATCATTAGTTTGTTTGTTTGACATTTCTGAAAAATTGTTTTTATCACAAATGTCTATTTTAATTCCGTTTGCGTGAATACCAGCCGTTCTTGCTGACCAAGTACCGTGAGTACCTTGTCCGTCTGCGAAAGCCTCTTGATAATGCAAAGTGTTTCTGATTAAAATACCAGAACCACCAGAAGATGCATTTTTCAATGTACTTTCAGTTCTTACAACTCTTAGTGAATTTGAATACTGTAAAAAGTTTGCAGCTGTGAAAAAATACTCAAAATTGTTTGCATTTGGTTTACCAAATACTTCAACGAGTTGTTTTTCTGAACTGATACTTGTTATTTCACTTACTGGCCCTTTTTCAAAGGGGCCACAAACAGCACCAATAGTTGTAGAAACAGCAGGAACGATATTCGTTAGGTCAACTTCTTTGACTTCTACGCCTGGAGAAACTTGAAATCCCATATTTCTACTCCTTATATTAGTTTAGTTAATCTACTACAACTATATTTATAAAAAATCGTTTTTTGTATGTTTGTTTTTATACCAAGTCTAAATATAAATATGAGTGAACATTATCAAAAATACCGTAATACCATACGAAAAGTTGCAAGAAGACACCGTAGACTAAAAGATAAGTGGATTAATGAACAATTAAGAGATAAGTCTTGTAAATATTGTGGTGAGTCTGAAATAGTGGTATTAAAATTTTATCCAGATGATAGAAAGATTCGTGCAGATTCTAAAAAGAAAAGTTTAAAAAAAGATACTAGAAAATTGTTATTAGAACATATAGACAACAATGTAATAGTTTGTCATAATTGTTTTTTAAAAAAAGATAATGATTTAATTGATGAAGATGCATTTACCAATTTGTATCATACTTCCTAACAACTGGAGTCCATCTTTCACCATATTCATCTATTTGTGGTATAGGGTCATCAATACCATTATCTAAGAATCCAAATGGTGCAAGGTCTTGTTCTAACTGATTTTGACTTTCTGCAAACAATTTAGCTCTAACATCACTATCAGTAAGTTCTTTAAAATAAGTTTGACCAGATAACCACGCAAATAATACACAACACATCATTAAATCATCGTGGTGTCCTTCTTCTGCCTGATATGACTGTCCGTGAAGAACAAATGAAGACATCTCTGCAACTATATCATAATCTTCTAATATAATCTTATTAGACTCTACCATTGTTTTTAGATTAGAACAACCAATTTTTTTGACTGCCTTAGTTGTTCTCACACCAAGTTGTGATTTACCACCACTAAAACCACCGCCAACTATCTGACCAGCACGACCTCTCATACTTGCCATTATAAGATTATCATACTCTAAGTCAAATTGTAAAGAATTTGCAACTTGGTCACCAATGTCATTTACTTCTATTAATACAAATGCTTGATTGTATGCAAGTGCAACATCTTTGATAATGTTTGGAAATAACATAGGCTTTATTTCATTATTTTTATATTTACCTACTAATCTATATGGTAATTGAGATACATCCATAACAGTAAACGCAGATGCATCTCCTTGAATACCCCTAGCTACATCTGCAACAATAACATATGTGTGTCCTTTTTTAGGTTTTTCATATACATCAAGACCAGCATTAGATGTTAAAGGCGTTCTTAAAGGAATATTTTTTATTATAGATGCATTTATTAATGTATTTGTAGAACCTAAAAACTCACACTCAAATTCTTTTTGAAATTGTGATTCACTTGTATTTGCAATCGTTTCTTTCTTCCACTTTTCATCTCTGCCTGGAACTTCAGACCAATGAACTTCTATGGGTACATAAGTATTCTTTTTTGTTTCTGCATCTGTCCATAATTTATAATACATATTCATACCGTTTGGTGTTGATACAATAATAACTTTTGTAGATTGACCAGATGAAATGGTAGGATAAACTGAACTAAAAAACTCTTCTGCAATATTTGTAGGTACAAACGCAAACTCATCTAAAAATATCATATTGTATGAACCACCACGAACTGCACTTGATGATGTTGAGGCTGCAACTATGCGTGAACCATTCTCTAATTCTAAACTACCTTTGTTCCACGATAGTATTCCTTGTTGCAACCATTTAGGTAAATGTTCATATGCAAGTTGTAATCTGGATAAAATATCTCTTGCAGTTGCAGCTTTGTTTGCAAGTATTGCCACATTCATATTTTGATTGAACAAAACATAATGTAATATATACGAAACCATTGTGGTTGTTTTACCAGATTGTCTGGGTAGTTTACAGATTGTAAAACGATTGTTGTGAAATGTACCAACCATTTCTTTTTGAAAAGGATACATATCAAATGGTATCAGACCTTTGTCTAATGATACAATTTTAATATATGTTTCTATAAAATACTGTGGGTCGTTCATACATTTTTGAAACTCAAGAATATTTTCTTTTGTAAACTCTTGACTTACAAATGCTTTTTTTAAATTAGGATTTCCTAGATATTGATTTTCTATGCCCATTGAAGTGAAACACCGTGAATAGTATTAATGTGAGATAACCCAGCACCAACTATTTTCCAACGAACTTGAACTTGAGGACTTGCAGTTCCAGTCAAAGGTGTACTACCAGTGAATATTTTTGCACCAGATGAACCAGTCACATATCCATTATCAGTCAAAGTTATCGCATTAAAAGTTGTATTATCTCTAGTTGCAGATGCACTTAATTCTGAATTTAATGTACTATTAATTTCTGCAAAAACAACTATTCTTGCTTTAGTCGGAGTAGAACTTGCAGTAAATGTATCAGATATTAAGGTTGTTGATGTATCTGATATACTACCTTGTATTTCTTTAACAATAACAACACCAGGGCCACCATCTCCACCATGAGCACCACCAGCAGGAGTGGAAGGATTAATATTTCTTGCACCAGCTCCTCCACCACCACTATTTACAGCACCAGGCAAGCCAGGAAACCAATTTGGTTGTACTATTGGGGTTTGGTATGTATCTCCACCACCGAAAGGTACTGAAGTACCTTCTGGAAATTCGCCTACACCAGCACCAGCACCACCACCAGCATAACCTACTGATGTAGTACCATCTGCAATATTATAAAGTAAACCATTACCACCTTCTCCACCGATAGTCCCTTCTCCATCTCCACCAACACTACCAGCGCCACCACCACCAGCAGTTGCTTGTTCACTTCCAGCATCTGGTTGATTTATACCACCATCATTTCCAAAACTTCCAGGCGAGTTAACTGGTAAAATTGATGGAGTCAATGGAATTGGATGATTTTCATCTTGTTTACCTTCTCCACCAGGCCCCATATATGGCCCAGGCCCACCACCACCTCCGCCACCACTTCCACCTTCGTGATAAGTTTCACCAGATACACCACCCATATATGGATGCGAACCAGAAGTTAGATAACCACCACCAGCACCTCCACCTTCACCTATAAGAGGCCCAAAAGATGAATCTGTACCAGTTTGGCCAGGTGAATAATATGTATGTGCCATTGGGTATGAATATTGTGGGTGTTCATAACCACCAAATTCACCAGTTCCTACACGACCATCTGGTCTTGCAGTTGGTGTATAAGGTGTTGAATCAGACGATGGAGGATTATACGCAGCACCTTCTCCACCAGCACCAACCACTACTGCAACTGAACCACCAGGCGTTACTGGATAATTTGGATAGTAGATTAAACCACCAGCACCAGCACCACCACCTTTAACAGCATTATAACCACCAGAGCCTCCACCTCCACCACCACCAACAACTAAAACATTAACACTCGTAACTCCAGACTCAACAGTATATGTGTGAGGGCCATTTGCTGTAAATGAAAATATATTTTGAGTTGGTGGAGTCTCGCTACTGAAACCAGTACCACCAGAGTAAAAATCTGAAGAACTATCATATGTCACATTAGAATTTTCTGCTGTGTCTATTCCACTCTCATCATTAAACTCATCTACTACACCATCTTTTAAATTAAATATTGTGAGTCCTTCTGCGACTGCCATCTTAAACCCTAATAAACCAATATTAAAAGTATTTGTATCTGTTTGTGCTACATTTGCAACTTGAAATCCACCAGCACCATTTAATAAATCTGACGAACTGCCAGGCAAACTTAATTTTGAAAATGCAATACTTGCTTGTGGTGATACATCTGCATTGATAATGGTATTGTCTAATATCTCATCTGCACCAATACTACCATCTGCAATTTTATTACTATCTAATGCACTATCACCAATAAGATTTTTATTTACTTTTGTTATTCCCATTGTAAAGACACTCCGTGTATTTTATTTGTACCAGTCAAAGAAGAACCTACTATTTTCCAACGAACTTGAACTTGAGGACTTGAAGAACCAGTTAAAGATGTGCTACCAGAAAATATTTTGATACCACTTGAACCAGCTTGATAACCTTCATCAGTTAATGTTATGTTATTAAATGTTGAGTTGTCTCTAGTAGCACTTATTGTAAAGTCTGAAGTTCCATCTGGTAATTCTGCGAATAAAACTATTCTTGCTGTACTTGGTGTTGTATTTGCAGTAAATGTATCTGATATTAATGTCATAGAAGTTGTTGAATTACTAAATGTATCTGCACTTGCATCATATGTTGCATTTGAACTTTCAGCAGTATCTACACCAGTGTTATCGTGAAATTCGTCTACTACACCATCTACTAAATTAAATATTGTGAGTCCATCATTAACTGCCATCTTGAAACCTAACACACCAACATTAAATGCATTTTCATCAATACCAGCTGTATCAATAGCACCAAATGAACCATCACCACGAACAAATTGTGATGGTGGGCCAGGTAGTGCTAACTTAGTTGCTGAAATATTTGCACTAGGAGAGATGTTTTCGTTTTTTACTTCTGCACCTATCTTAGAGCTATCAACTGAACCAGTATTTATTTCACCACTTCCAATAGCGTCATTACTTAAATTTTGATTCTCTAACTTTGTTATGCCCATTGTAGTGCAACTCCGTGAATTTTATTTGTACCAGTAAGTGATGACCCAACAACTTTCCACCTCATCTGAACTTGTGGACTAGCACTTCCAGTTAAAGGTGTACTACCAGTATATATTTTAATACCACTTGAACCACTTACATACCCAGTATCAGTTAATGATACTGAATTGTATGTTGTATTATCTCTTGTTACTGATATTGCAACATCAGTATTTAAATCATCTGCTATTTCTGCAAACAACACAACTCTTGAAGTAGATGGTGTCGCACTCGCAGTAAATGTATCTGATACTAAAGTCATACTTGTTGCACTTGAACCAGCATCAAAAACTAAAAGAATACCACCATCACCACCAGCATTTGTTCTACCACTAGTTGACCCTTCACCTCTAGCTCCATCAGCAAAAAGTGCTTGTCTTGGTGAAGGCAATCCAGTATAATATGGTGCTTCGTCAAATACACTTAATGGAGTAGGATTTGATGCACTACCAACTGCTGCTTCATATTCTAAAGATGGAGTTGCAACATATGTAGGATTAGAGTATCCAGCACCTCCACCAGCACCACCAGTATAACCGCCTGGGTCAGATGTACCACCACCTCCGTGATATCCAGAACCACCACCACCATAGTGATAAGGTGGATAACCCATACCACCACCTTGAAAATGTATTGCATCTGGGTGTGGAGACTCTTGTGTCCACTCTGCTGGCCCAAATCCAGAACCCTCACCAAAAGGATATGCCCCTAAATGTCCGTTTGCTTCTTGGTCTGCACCCCCACCAGATGCATTACTACCACCAGAACTAGCAGTAGGTACACTAAACCCACCAGAACCATTAGTTCCAGCAGTAAATCCACCACCACCACCTTGTGCTGCTGGAGCACCGTTTGAATTTTCACCAGCACCACCAGAACCTACAATTAAAACTGCTTCACTAGCATTAGTTGGAGAAACTGTATCTGAAAAACCTGGCCCTTCAAATGGATAATTATTAGGTGTGCCTGGTGTATGATAATTTCCAGTTTCATTATATGTACCACCCTCTATGATTGTGACTTCACTATCAAATATACCAGTAAAACCACCACTTCCACCAGTAGAACCATAAGCACCACCACCATAACCACCAGTAGCACCTATATCTGAACTTGGATATTGGGGGGTACTGTATTGTGGGCCAGCTCCTCCTTCACCTACAACATAATCCCAAGTAGCACCAGCGATTGATGGACTTGCTATTGTACCTTGTACACTACCACCAGAACCTCCAGAACCAGCGGCATTGTTTCCAGCACCAGCACCAACCATAGTTGCTTCTATTGAAGTTGTTAATGTGGGAAATGTTATACTACCTTGAGTTCCAAATGCACCGAATGTAGCTTCTTGAGAAGTGTATGTAATTAATGGTGCGTGTTCTGGGTTTTCAAATGTAACTGCATCTACACCAAGATGCATTGCAACACCAGGCGTTGGTGATAAATTTTGATAAAAATCTGATGCTGATTCGTAAGATGCGTTTGAGTTTTCGCCAGTATCAATACCACCTTCACTATTAAATTCGTCTACGATACCATCAACAAGATTAAAAATAGTGAGTCCTTCATTGACTGCGAGTTTAAAACCTAACACACCAACATTAAATGCATTAGTACCTACTGCACTTAAATCAACAGTACCAAAACTTCCATCACCTTTTAAAAAATCTGATGAACTTCCAGGCAAACTAAATTTATTTAATGCGATTGCAGCTGATGGAGAAATATCACTATTGGTGATTGTTGCATTTGATATATCAGCAGTTGAAATTGAATTAGGTTGAATCTGTCCAGAACTAACTTTACCAGATTCTTCAATCATATTGCTGTTTACTTTAGTATCAGACATTTTACCTACTTGTTATTTTTTAACATTTTTTGTAGTTCTGTTGTAGAACCAACAAACAATGCATTAGTTACATTCTTCGGCCCTTTGTCTGGTAATTCTTTCAACTTTTGCATCTTCAAATGTAAATCACCAAGTTTCTCTGTGACCTCTGCAACATTTTTTATGAGTTGTCCAGCAACTTCATATGTTCTTGGATGTTCACTTTCTCTTGCAAGGTCTAATATACCCTCTATTGCATCTTGTCCTTTTTCAACTAATGAATAAAAATTTTGTCTTTGATATTCAAAATCATTACCTTCATTATTTGTTTTGACAACAGTTTTTGGTTTATCTTCAACCTTCATAATTTGTTCACCTATCAATGTTTCATCTAGAATATTATTTACTTTTGACATTATTCATTTACACCATAAACAATAAATTTTCCCTCATCTATTGTACCACTTGCTGGATAAAACCTTATCCAATTCATTGCAGATGCTAATGAACTTGTAAAGTAATTTATAATACCATAATGATTATTATTGTTATTATAATGAATCCAATTAACTATATATTTTTTGTAATCATTAGTATCTGACCTACCAAAATTCACACAATCAATCTCAAAATAATTTCCTATATTTGCTTTAAAATTCCAACCAGCAAATTCATAATAGTTTGTATCAGTAGCAGCACCCAGAGAGTGAGATGCAGAACCTAACTGTGAATAGTGAGAACCATAAGAACTAGTAAATGATACAGTTGAACCATTATCTGGTGAATCAGACATTCTTAAATCAACTGTGCCTGAAAGTGTAAGATTATGAACTACGATTTTAAATCTAGTATAACCAGTCATTACTGTATTATTAAATATTACTTCAGAAACACTGCCTGTAACATCTGTTTCTGCAATTTTAACATTAGTACCAGCAGAACCAAATTCAAATGCACTACCAGCATCATTAACTTTAAGAGCTTGTCCACTTGAACCCAATGTGTTTATGTTAAATAAGTTTACTTTATCAATAAAAGTTTCGTCAAAAAGTATTCTATCATCTGCATTTGTACTAGAACCATCTGTACCATTTAATGATAAAAAGTCGCCCTTGTTTGCACCAGCGCCATCTGTTCCATCTAATATAATTGAATCGTTTTGCAGACCTAATCGTGTATCTGCATCTATTTTTGTTTTTGATATACTAGAGTTTGCAATATCAACAGCCTGTATTGATGCATCTGCAATAGCTCTACTTGGTAATGTTCTTATTGCCACTTTATTCTCCTACTCTTATTTATTCATCACTACCAGTTTTTGGATTAAACTCTTTTGCATCTTGGAAAAAAGATGTTGTTTCATTAAATCCAAAGTTATCATCAAAATCAGCAGATACTGGTTCTGGTGTGACACTATATCTTTGTTCTCTCTTAGGTGATTTGTCTGGTAAATCTGTAAACTGGTCAACTTGAACTGATTTGATAACAGACTGTGAAGTAACAGGCCCATACAAATAAAATTTTGCAGTAAAAGATAATGTATAAATGATTGCTCGTCTTGTTGTAAAATCACCCTCGTAATTATCTTCGTAATCTATACCAGTCAATACAATAGGTACATCTCTTTTTTGTTTCATATCTAAATTATCATTGACTGTGATTGTATATTCTGGTTGAAAAAAAGGTAATATCTGTTCTATAATTTGTAGTGCATCATCACCACTTTTTGCCATAACAAATAATTGTAAATCAACATTATAAGGTACAGGCATATATTGTGTTTCTAATTTAGAAGAACCTTTTGCACTTGTTTTTCTAATCTTTGTAACACGATTTAATTTTCTAGTTGTATCGTAAGAAAGTGTTTGTATCTCAAATGCAATTCTAGGTAAAGTAATCGCAGTTGTTTTACTAATACTTGCATCTTCTCTAATTCTTGTAAGGAACTTTTGTTTAGGCCCATATGCTAATGGAACTTTCATAGATTGTGTAATATTACCAGAACTATTCTTTCTGATAATTTGAATATTATTAAAAATAGTACCAAATGATACTATGATTTTTCTAATCGTTTCGTGATAAAATTGTTGTCCTAACATTATGTTTCCTTCCCAGCGTCACCAAATGGATTTGATTCACTAAAGTCTAATATTGTATTATCTAAGTTTTCAAAATCTTCAATCTGAGATTTTTCATCAATAGTATCTACATTATATTCTTCATTAATTAGATAATGATTTTCTTCTTTCATTTCAGTTATTGTTGCAGTAAACCCATTGTTTCTACCAGTAATAACTTCATCTTTTGCAAATGTTCCAGTTATATATTCAAAGTGTAATGTGTTACTATTTATTAACTTAATATAAGCCTGTCCACCGTTTGCACCAGTGATAACTTCGTCTAATTCAAACGCACCAGTTTCATCTTTAACTGTAATGTAATAAGTATCAGCAGTTTCAAGTAGTATAGAACTCGCACCAAACTGTGTTTCAGAAATTAAATTATCACCAGCATCAGAATCACTACCATCTGTTCTATCTAATAATAATAAATCATTATCTTCTAATGAAATTTCTTCTGTGTATGTTCCAGTTTGTTCTAATGTGAATTGATATGAAAGTGCATCTAAACTACTATCAGTTTCTATTTGGTCAATCGCACTTACACCAGTATCAAGACCCTCACTACCATATTCAAATAATCTACATTTTAATTTATAGACTGGATTGTTATCTAATTGAAAGAAAGGTTCATCGTGGTCAACAAAACTGATTTCAAACATTTTATTAATAATAGGATGAAAAACTAAATCACCCTCTAAAGGTCTATCTGCATCAGTAGATTCATCTTCATTTACAAGATATGCACTTTCACTTGTGGTTGTTTCATCTTCTAATAATACTGCACCAAAAGTTTCAGTAGTACCAGACTCTAAAACAACTTGTTTTGTTATGTCTTGAAATCTTTCTTTACTTACGACAAAAGTAACTTCATCTTTGATATCTAAACCAAACTTTGATACTAATTCTTTCTCACCCTCAAGACCACCCTCTGCATTTTCTACATACATTTCTATAAGTTGTGATTCAGAAAAAGTTGAAGATGTATCTTCACCAAATAAAGTATCTTCATTTACAAATGTTCTATTTACATAATAGACATCGTGTCCGTGAATCTGGATAGCTTCTTTGATTAGATTTTTATATAAGTTTCTCTCGGCAGATATAGAAGTTTTATTACTGTCGTGAAAAAATTTGTTGACTGCCATAACTTATCCTACCATATAATTTATTGGTAACTCAAATCCTAGTTTCATTTCTTCTTCTAACTTAGTGATTTCATCTAACGCTTGTTGATAGATTGCTTCACCGTTCATAGTAACTCCACCTAACATTTGAACACCATTAAATTTTGATAGGTTAGAACCCCATTGTTTTTTAATTAATGCAGTTGCATATCTTTTTAAATACATATCATCAAATACATCTGTGTATACTGCTGGGTCTAATTTTCTATAACATTCAATTAAAAGAAAATCACCGTTATTGAAATCTTTTTCCATATCTGCGTGAATGTATAATCTGTTTTGATGTTCTTTAAAATCTATTGGATATTCACCAGTAAGAATGTGGTCTAGAAAATCTAGATGCCTCATTGTCATTTCATAGTGAATTATTGAAGTTGAACTGAAATCATATAAATCATTTAGTCTTAATTGATAACGAACATCAAATAAATTTTGAGTTAATTTATCTGTTACTGGGTATACTTTTACAACTGATAATACACTATCTGGAATAGGTAAATAATTTTCTTGTTGTAAGAAGTCTGCTGTAATTGAACTATCAACCTTATCAGTTGCTGTAACTGCACTTTCATTACTTCTCATTCTTGTAATTTCAGTGGTTGTCAGTTGATGTTTTAAATATACTCTTTCAATACCATCATAGTGGTATTTTGAAAAATATTGTAAAGCTTCATCTACTCTATCATCTAATTGGTCATCAGATATATTGATATCAATGACACCTTTACCTAATGCTCTTAAACAATATTCTTTAAATGTTGACTTTGAAGTAGGTACTGCCATAACTAATCCTTTTTATAACTATTTATAATAAAAAGAGATTATGTTCGTTTTTCAGCACCCTTCATAGTAAGAAAACCTTTCGCATCGTGTCCTTCTCTTTCGTCTTTAAATTTAAGACCTTTTTTTATGTGAAAAGATAAATTACCAGAAACACTTACTCTTAGACCTTTTTTACCTTTTAGTTCTGATAAATTAGGTTCTACTTCGTGTACTGCCCAAGATGGAAACATAATTAATCTGCCTGGAACTGGAGCCCAATATACTTCATTAAGTGTTTCTCTTTTTCTTAGTTTTTTTGGATTGTAAGGTAATTGAACTGCGATTGCTTGTGCTCTAGGGTCAGAAAACCATATTTGTCCACACTTTTCTGGAGATTGTAAATAGTAAACAAAACTAAAATGTGAGCCTGGGTGAGTATGATTACGATTATGAGCACCAAACTGAGAAACATTTGCCCACATATTATCAATGACTGGTTCTGTGTCTGGATTTAAATCCATTATTTCTTGTATTCTCAAACCTATTTTAAGTGCTTCTTTTCCTAAATCTTCATATTCCTCTCGCATATGCATATCTACTGCACTATGCCAACCTCTTGAGTTAGAACGAACAATACCCCTATTGTCGTCATCTCTCCATTTAAAAATATGTTTTAACCATTTTTTATTTCTTTCTTCATAATTTAAAATATCTTTAAAATGAAATAGTGTAGGAAACCATATCTCAGATGTTATCTTTCCCCTATTATTTAATGGTACTTCTTGTGCGAGTTTATTAAATGTCATACATAACTTGGGCCGTGTAACCAACCCTCAATACAATTTCTTACACCCTTTGTAACTTTAGTAACACGCCAAGGAACAAAAGATGGGAATATAATTATTTGACCTTTTTGTCTAAATAATTTATTATCCGTAGTCATATTCATTAATTCAATATGTCCACCATCATAATCTTTGGTGTCAGATAATTGAATAATAAAAGTTAATTTTCTAAATGGTGCATTGTTTCCAATGTCTAAATGATAATTATAGAAGTTTTTGTTCTTATAACAAACTATTTGTGGATTGTCTGCTTGATAAAAACCAGCAAGTTGCATTTTAAAATTTTTATCATTAGCTTGTTGTGCAAGTTCTAACACTTTAGTATAGGGCCAACCTTTATCGTTCATAGGTAAAGATTGTTGTGTTGCTTTTCTCACACCTTTTAATGAACTATCAACCCATAATTCTTTAACTGTTTCTTTTACTATTGCATCACATTCTTTTTCTGCAAAAAACTGTGATGTTAATATAGAAACTATATTTTTATTACCTACCAGTTTGACAATATTTTTATCATCTGGTTCAACAATATTTTTTTCTTGGGGTTCTTCTTTTTTTTCTTCCTCTTTTTTAGGAAGTTCCAGAGTATCAATCTCTGAGTCTGTAAATGTATTCATAATTTTTCACCTTTTAATAATTATACACTATTTTTTATCAATGTCAATAGGATTTTTTATTTGGTCAACATCTGCATTAGTAGGTTTTATTAACCATTGTTTTGTTCTGTGTTTTTGTCCATTAAAAACTTTTCCCTCTTTTGCATTTTCTAACCATTTATGTAATCGTGTAGATTTTACTGGTTTATATTCTTCTACCCAACCACCATCTAATTTTCTAGATAGTCTACCACCAGTTTTAGGTTTAGGCATTTTATTCCAGTGAAAATGTTGTTTATTAGTATTATTACTCATATAATAATTTTTTTTATGATATGTTCCTTCTTTGATTGCAATCCAAGTTTTAATTTGTTCTTTTTGTCTTTCTTTTTTACGAATCATTCGTTCCCAACGAAACAATCTTTGTGTTTCATCTTCTACTGTATAGAAACGACCTTGTTCATCAACCATTGTACCATTATATCTTTTATCGTGATAACTTATGATTGGAGGAAATTCTTCTTTTGATGGGGTTTTGTATTTCTGTTTAAATATCTTCATAATAATATATATTCTATGCCCACTGGAGGGCTACACCGTGAATTTTATTTGTATTAACTTGGTTACTTCCAACAATTTTCCATCTAAGTTGTACTTGAGGACTTGCAGTACCAGTTAAAGGTGTACTACCAGTAAATATTTTTATACCAGAACTTCCTGCTTGAAACCCTTCGTCTGTTAGTGTGACTGCATTAAATGTTGTATTATCTCTTGTTACTGATGCGTTGATATCGGTATTTAAATCATCTCCTATTTCTGCAAACAATACAAGTCTTGCTTTACTTGGTGTTGAACTTGCAGTAAATGTATCAGATATTAAAGTCATACTAGAGTTAGCAATATCACCTTTACTTTCTGCAACAACAATAATACCAGAACCAGCAATACCACTTACACCAGTGCTTGCCGGAGCAGGGCCTTCCATATGACCACCACCAGAACCACCACCAGTATTTACAACTGCATCAGTTCCAAAGAAACCCTCTGTGCCTGTAACGAAAGGACTATATGGACTTGATGTTGGAGCCCAAGGTGCAGATGCTTGATTAGTTGTTACTTGTCCTACTCCACCACCATAAGGAACACTTTCACTAGGAGGTGCAGTATCAGCACCACCTCCACCACCGCCGCCAGCATAACCTACTGGTGTTGAACCATCTGCAATATTATAATTTAAACCTATACCACCAGAACCACCTCTTTGTCCTTGAGGTGATGTTACATCTCCACCTTCTGCTCCTGCTCCTCCACCGCCACCAGAGTTTGCAAGTTGACTCTGTGGGCCAGTATGAAAACCTAATCCACCAGCATTTCCAAAAGAACCTCGTGCATTTATAGGAGTTCCAGGCAAAGGGTCATTTGATAAGCCAGGAACTGGATGATTTGTTGTTTGAGTTGATGCGTGTTCAGCAGCTGGAACTACTGGGGCATTATTTATAGAACCAGTTCCACCAGCACTACCACCTTGTATTTGTGTGTGTTCTAAACTTCCAACATAACCTTCGTGATAATATCCACCACCAGCACCACCACCCTCAGCAGTTAGAACTAACGCTGGAGCTGAACCAAAAACTGAATCTGTACCTTTTTCGCCTGGCGAATAAAGTTGTTGAACGGGAGTTTCTGGCATTGGGTCGTAAGCCCAAGTAAATCTTTGTGGTTGAAATGGTTCATAACCAGATGATGCAACTCCAAGAGGGCCACCTCCTCCAGCACTTCTACCACCAGCACCTACTGATACTGGAATACTTGTTCCACCAGTTACTGGATAATCTTCATAAAATATTAAACCACCAGCACCTCCACCACCACCAGCAGTATTATTATATCCACCAGCACCACCAGAACCACCTCCTCCAATAACTAAAATATCAACTGCTGATGTTGTAGGTTCTACTGAGTAAGTTCCAGAACCAGTATCAGTAATAGATGTTCTTTGTATTGATGGAGAGGGTAAAGGTTGATTTGGATTTGTATTTGCATAAAAATCTGAAGAAGAATTATATACTGCGTTTGAATTTTCTGAAGTATCTATACCACCTTCACTATTAAACTCATCAACAATACCATCTACTAAATTAAATATTGTCAAACCTTCATTGACTGCGTGTTTAAATCCTAATACACCAATATTGAAAGGTGTATTTGTGTCTGCTAAATCGGTATCAATTTCAGTTTTTGTAGATGTGATACTTGCACTAGGTGATATGTCTGCATCAGTGATAGTTCCATCTGTGATGTCAGTTGATTTTATCTGAGTTAAACCAGTTAAGGGATTTGGCATAATTTATTTCCACTGCAACGCAACACCGTGTATTTTATTTTCAGCAGTTTGATTACTTCCAACAATTTTCCAACGGACTTGTACTTGAGGTTGGCCAGGTGCAGCTCCAGTTAATGTAGTAGAACCAGAATATACTTTTGTACCACTACTACCACTTACATAACCAGTATCTGTTAATGTGATTGCATCGTAGTTAGTGTTATCTCTGGTTGCAGAAACTGACACATCTGTATTTAAATCATCACTTATTTCTGCAAATAAAACTATTCTTGCTTTAGTTGGTGTTGAGTTTGCAGTAAATGTATCTGATACTAATGTGCTACTTGTGGATGTAGTTAATGCTTCCATTTCCAATACGACTATTTGTCCACTACCACCATCACCGCCTGGAATATTATAATAAGAGGGGCCTGAGCCACCTGGCCCACCACCGTGTGAACCACCTCCACTACCAGTGTTTACAACACCAGCATATCCAGTATCAGCTGCTAAAGTATGTGTGCTCTGTGGATTGTGGTTTCCATCACCACCACCACCTTCACCACCTTCTGTTTCACCGCCTGGAGCATATCTACCACCAGAACCACCGCCACCAACTTTACCATCTGAATGACCATAACCAGCAGGAAACCAATTTAATTGTGGATTAGGAGGCCCTACTGCAATACCATCACCACCAGCACCAGCGTTTGCACCACTAGCAGCATTACCTTGTTCACCAGCACCACCGCCTCCTCCACCAGCATAACCTGGCCCAGAAGCATAACAGATACCACCGTCAAATCCTTGTTGTGTTAAATCTCCAGCAGGATGTCTATTTTCTCCAGTTTCACCTTCACCTACTGTACCTTCTTCGTAACCACCACCTCCACCAGAACCACCAGGCAATCCGTCTGTTACTTCTTGGCCAGGAAAATCTTGGTCAGACCCAGATTCGTTAATAGTATATGCATGGCCACCAGAACCACCACCCTCTGCCGTAATTGTTGGGCCAAAAGTTGAATCATCGCCTGGTCGTGAGTTTCTTCCTGCTGGATTATCTGGGGTTGCTATTGAAAGGGGAAAGATAGTTGGAGCATCGCCAGGAAAATATGGTTGTATTGCTGTTGGATAAGATGGGTGCCAAGGATGAAATCTACCTTCACCACCAGCACCAACATTTACTGCAACACTAGCACCACCAGTTACTGGAACATCAGCATCTAAAACAACACCACCAGCACCGCCGCCGGCACCTCCACCAACACCCATTCCACCGCCACCACCAGCGCCACCACCACCGATTGCAAAAACTTTAACGACAGTTGTAGTTGGTTCATTTGAAAATGTACCAGGCCCAGTTGATGTTAATCTTGTTAGAGTTGCTTGAGGTGTAGGAATAGGAGTAGGGCCGTCTAAATTTGAATAAAAATCGGAACTAGCATCATATTTTGAAGTTGCATTTTCTGATGTGTCTATACCACTTTCATTGTTGAATTCATCAACAATACCATCAATTAAATTGAAAACAGTAAGTCCTTCACTTACTGCCATCTTAAAACCTAAGACACCAATATTAAATGCGTTTGTACTAATTTGAGCTGCATCTAATCCAGCAACTTTAGATTCTGCAATACCAGCAGTTGGACTAATGTCTGCATTTTTTACTTCAGCGTCTTTTATGTTTGATGATTTGATAGTTGTTAATGGCATATTTATCTCTGGTATCTTGCAACTACAACATCACCGTCAGATAATGCAGATGCAAATGTTACGGTTGTACCACTTACAGAATAAGCAGATGTTGGAATTTGACAAACTCCATTGATAAAAATAAATACATCATTCACTAAAACTTCGTGTGATAATGTCATAGTGGTTGTTGAACTGCCACTTACAGTAAGTGTGTCTAAATTAAAACCAGTTCCTCTTCTTACTGATGTTTTAATTCCTAAATCTCTAACTTCTATTTCAGCAGATGCAGCTGGGGCAGATGTAAATGTAACAGTTGCACCAGAAGTAGAATAGTTTGTTGATGGTTTTTGAACAATACCGTCAATCGTTACTAATAACGCACTTGCAGCTGAAATTGTTGATGATGTGACAAATGCAGTTGTTGAATTATCACCAGTAAATGTATCTAGTGTAAATGTTTTTAAAGTATCGTCTAAAAGAGATGCAGTAATAGAACCAGCTGCGATTGCAGTTTTTTCTGTACCAGGCCCTAAACCTTTATGAATGATATAAACTTCATCACTTCCAGCTAATGCTTCAGAAAATTCTAAAATCTTTGGAACACCGTTTGCATCATCTTTGATAAAATATGCAACATCTGGTTCTTGTCTAATATTATTTACAAACACTTCTACATTTGATGCATTTAAGCCAGGAATCTCTCTTGAAAGAACAAGTGAATTTGCAATACTATTATTTGTACCAGTATCAGAACCTACAAAGTCTTCTTTTGCAAATGTGTTTGCTGGAATATTTAAAAATGAACTACCTATATATGCCATTTACAAACTCCATTAAGTTACATCTTCAAGAATTGATGCAACAACATCTAATGTAGCTGCACTTCCATATACTAATACTTTATCGTCACTATTTAAAACAACCTTTTGTCCAGACACAATTTTAAGAGTTGATTGTGGTGGAATAGGTGCATCTTTTACAATATGAAATGCTTTGTAGATTACTATCGTACCAGCTGCAGTTCCATTTGATGCACTTGAATTTTGTGCGTATGTAAATGTAGTTGCACCAGTTCTTGTAATCTTGTAAATTCCATTAACATAGTTTGTTGTAGAACCAGTTACATTAACATACATACCAGTTTGTAATCCGTGTGCAGTACCACAAGTTACTGTTGCAACATCACTTAATGATACCACACTTGAAATTGTACCTAGTGTTGCACTAGTGTCTTGAAGATATGCAGTTGCTGTTATTGCAGTATTACCAGTATTGGCTGCATCTAATTCAATAAGAATTGAATTTACTCCAGAACCATTGTTTGCAGTATAAACTGTTTGTGGGCCTGTTAAAGAATCGGTTGCAGTTGACTGATAATATTCTCCAGCAGAACTTACACTTACGAATGAATTTTTAAAATTATTTGCCATTTGTGT